TGGGGATTCAGAGGAGTAAATTTTCACTGGGATAAGATAAGAAATTATACATGGCAAGAAGTACCTGGACAATTACATCTTGTAAGACAGAGTGAAATACAATCTCTCCTTGATATACCTTATGCATATTATCTCACTAATATCTAATAAATAGAAAAAAAGTTCTGACTATAATGTCTGCACAAGAAGTTACGAGTGAAGTTATAATTAAAAATATTGATGGATCTGCTAGTCAGTTCAGAACTATCACTACTCATGAAAATACGAAAGTACAAAAAACTGTTATTCAACAGTCTATTAGTGAAGAAGAATATGATAAATTAGATAGTAAATTACAAGGCGGATCGTCTAATGGTATCTTTTATCAAAACATAAGAACAGATGTTCGGGATGGGCCAAACACGTACACTCCCAATGCATCTAGAGCGGTTCAAAAATTATTAGAGGATCCGAAAACCAGATTTAAAAGAGATTTAGATCTGGGATCAATTGATGCCATATTAAAATTTGAGGAAGATATTCCCCCACAACAAAGAAAATTTAGTAAATTTGATTTATACGAACAATATCCTTCTCTGAAAAACATAACGTTTGATAGAGTGACAGGGGAAGAGATAGAAAGTCCTCCAGGTAAAGGATTTGGTGCAGAAAATAGAAACTTTTCATTAAAATCTTTTGAAGTTGAGGCTAGAGATAGAAGATTAGAATATGATAATTTATTTTATCCAGAGGACATTGCAACAAATAAACAAGATAGAGTAGTTTTTAAAATGTTCTATCAGTCTGGTAGAGATTTAGATTTTTCTCTTGAAAGAGGTGATAATCTTTTTACATTTGGTGAAAGAAAAATAACAAATATTCTTGGATCTGTTACACTTCCTATTCAAGGTGGAATTCAAGACAGCAATACAGTCGAGTATCAAGAAGGAACCTTGAGTCCTGTCACTGGTGCTCTAGCATCTGTTGCATTAGATCCTGTTCAGGCAGTCTCACAAGCTTTAGAACTTCTTAATAAGGATGTTGGAGAACTTCAGGAGTCTCTTGCCAGTCCTGCATCTCAAAATGTTATTAATGTTTTAAGAACATTTCTTGCACAAACTGCAGTTGGAGCTCAAGGATTGATTCCTAGAACAACAGGAGCGATCCTTAATCCAAATATAGAATTATTACTTAAAGCACCTAACTTAAGATCATTTAACTTTAATTTTAAGATGAGTGCTAGAAGTAGAACAGAGGCAGAACAGATTAGGAAGATTATCAGATTCTTTAAACAGGGAATGAGTGTAAAAAGATCTACTTCTTCTCTCTTTATATTAAGTCCTAATCTTTTTAATATTCAATACCTTGCTGCAGGCGAAGGAAATCTTTTACGAGATCATCCATCTATTGGTAAAATTAAAAATTGTGCTCTAACTGCGATAAATACACAATATACTCCTGATGGAACTTATATGACATTTGATGACGAAGCAAGAACAATGACTTCGTATAACATTCAAATGCAGTTTAAAGAATTAGAACCTTTAACTGAAACTGATTATGCTGAAACAGCGGCAAGAGAAGACTCAATAGGTTACTAATGGCAAGTTACTTTAGACAAGTTCCAGATTTTGATTATGTCAACAGAGACTCTGATGGCAAAAATATTGGTGATTATCAGGTTGTAAAAAATCTCTTCAAGAGAGTTAAGATTCGCCCTGACATCTTGCAGAACTTAGCATACTTTACTCAGTACAAAATTCAAGGTGATGATCGTCCAGATAATGTTGCCTTTGAAATCTATGGCGATGAGTCTTTTGATTGGTTAGTGATGCTTGCTAATAATGTAATGAATATTCAGACAGAGTGGCCTTTAAGTCAAGCAGCATTCAACGACTTCTTGATAAAAAAGTATGGTGACATTGAAAAGACAAATAACATTCATCATTATGAAACTAGACAAATGAAAAATGATAGTGGTGAAATTGTTGTACCCAAAGGATTGAATGTTCCTAAAAATTATAAAGTTGAATACTTCGATACGAAAAGAAATCAATATGTTATTAGAACTAATGAGGTAGATACAGTTACAAACTACACCTATGAAGTTCGTAAAGAAGAAGCAAAGAGAAATATTTACTTACTAAAAGCAGAGTACATTGAACTTGTACTAGATGACGTACAAAGATTGATGCCATATAAAAAAGGTTCTACTCAGTATGTGAGCAGAACCTTGAAGAAAGGAGAGGATATTAGATTGTTTAATTAACTCTCTGCCAGTTTTTGGAAGTAAGAGAGTGCATCGTCTTCATCTTCATCCTTGGATGCAACTGGTGTAGATGCAGTGATATCAGGTGCGTTAAAGTCAGGCTTGGAGCGTGACAGTGACTCTTGAATCTGACGCTCTGCAGTCTCTTTTGCTGCATAGTCATCGTACTCAGTCTCTTCATCAGCAGGAGAAGGAGTGCGAGACTTCTGTCCAAGGACATACTTGAGACGACGCTCAAGATCTTCATAGGACTTGAACTGATCTTCGGCAGTCAGTCCAGCAAGGGAATACTGCTTCTTCCAGATTGCTTCCATAGCATCATCATCACTCAGCAGAGGAGCAGGTGCTTCAAACTCAGACTTATCATAGTTCCAGTAACCATCCTTTTTGACGATCTTCAGTTTGAAGTTTGCACCTTGCCAGAAGTCAAAAGGATTGATAGGAGTTTCGTCTTCAAACTCAGGTTGCATTGCTTCCATGATCTTGTCAAAGATCTTCTTACCAAACTTGTAGAGGAAGACACTACCTTCGTTGTGAGGATTAGTAGGATCTTTCACAACATAGACGTTTGCATAATAAGACAGTTTACGCTTCTGCTTACGGACAACATCTTTGTTAGATTCGACACCGCTGTTCCACAGTTCGCGGTTGTGCTCTGACACAGGATCTTTTTGTCCCAGTGTTGTTAGAGAGTTTTCGATGTACCAACCACCAGGGCCTTGAAAGGCATGGGAATACATCTTTGCCCAGGGGAGATCTTCTCCTTCAGGGGCAGGGAGGAAACGGAGTACAGCGAAACCGTTACCAACTTTATCGACTTCGGGTTTCCAAAGGCGATCATCGCCTCCGCTAGCGGTGTTGTTCATCTTCTCAACTTCCTTAACGAGTTTGGAAGTTAGAGAACCGATAGAGGATTGCTTTTTGAGATCAGAAAAGGACATTGTTTTTGTATTAGTGGGATTTGGCTTTTGGGTACTTCGTTATTCTATACGTCGGAACCCTGGGTGTCAATCTGCTGTTTCATTGCATAAAGCATCTTTCCCATATTAGAAAAGATGACACTGATGTCAACGTCTTTAGGCAGTCCCATCATCGTAGCAGATTCTACAATACGGGATTTCATCATCTTGGCTTCGGGATCATCAGATAAACTCAGTCTCGTATAGAGAACCTTTTGTTTATCTAGTAGTTTCTCAAGAAGCGCAACATGGAATTTTTTCTCCTCCTTATTCATGGAGGGAAACTTAAAAACATTACTATAAACTTCTTCCTGAAGTTCTTGGATCTCCGTCATTTCTGCACGGACAACTTCAGAATCAAAAAAACTCATGCTTCTCCTAAAACTACTTCCTTAAGTATTTTTTTGTAACGAAATACATCAATATTTAGGAAAGGTGTGTACTTCCTTATTTTCAAACTTACGGATGTCCATACTGGATCTATAAGTTGTTTGTCCCAGTTCGTTTTGTAACCAAGGATAAGATTTAAGATCACCATGGTTTCGATAGACACATTACCTCTCAAATATTCCTTGAGAATTTGTGGGTGTCTCGATCCATCCAAGGCAAACATCGAATCAAAGTTATTGTCACCAAATACTTTATCAGTCTCTTCCTTAAACAAATAGGATAGAGATTGAGTGCGTTTTTTCCATGATACATATCTATCTTCACCCTCTCGTATCATCTCTCCAATCCAAAGTTTTGCCGGATCAGTACAGTCGATAAAGTTAGATACAAAAAATTCGATTACTTCTTTGTCTGATTTGTTTCTAGCAAGTTTCTCAAACCAGAAGCGATCTTTACGTTTGTAAAAAGATTTTACTGTAGCACGACTCTTACCACAATATTTGTGATAATCATACTTTTCTTTTGTGAAGTGATTTTTTAATGACAAATAGCTTTTATAAGCGTCAAAGGGCATCATGTCAAAGGGGTAGTTTCGCTCGGGAGGTTCTCTTCAAAAAGTTTAACTCCATTGCTTCATATTTCAATTTCTCTTTCAGAGGTTTTGAAATCAGTTTAGGTACGGACTCCACGTCAATCGAGTTCATCTCACAGAAATGAACAATCGCATCGATATAACTCATGTCCTCATTGTCAAGGACAAGTTTTTCAATATCCTGCGCGAACTTTGACGGGCAGAAGAATTTCTTTTCTAGTGCTTTTTCTAGTTCATTCTCCATTCTCTGTCCTAGTATTGTGATGTACAAATTCCTTGATGTAACGAACTAGAAGTTTAATATAGTCGTCTTTGTTCCGTTTGTCAAACACCTTAACTTCACCACCAGGAGTTACCATGAGAGTAATTAGTTTTTTGACTGGAATACCAGTCATCTCATAGTAGGCACACGCATAAAATGTTTCTTGGACAAAGTAGTTCTCCAACCACTTCTCAGGTTTAATCTTTTCAGATGTCTTAAAATCTATGACTGCTAGTTCTCCTTCGTACTCACCGATGCAGTCTACTCTACCCGCCAACCCAAGGTATCCTGAATATAAAGTTCTTTCAATAGCATGTACGTTATTTATCTTATCCAGATATGGCTTGGCATGGTGAAACATGAACTGAGTCATGGGACGAAACTCTTCCCAGTTCAATTGTAGATTCATCAGGTATGCTTGCGCTGCTTCGTGAAAGTCTGTTCCCCGTGCAGTTGCTTTCTTCGTGATACGATTTGCTTCTTCAATACCAACTCGCTTCCTCCACTTTGCGAAGATCTCTCTGTTGTAGAAAGATGTCACAGAAGTAATGGAGGGAACCCACTGTCCATCAGGAAGATTGTAGAAGCGGATACCCTGAGTTTCTTTTTTGTTTAGTTCAATGTCACCTAGAAAATTATGATGAGTGAAGTTCATAGATTAAGTTCTGTTTTCGCAAGCAAGTATTCTTTACAGAGTCCAGAGCGGACAATATCTTCAACACCAAATTCAATAATATCAACGGATGGCATCACTCGAAGAATGTTCATGAAATCGTGAATACCATTCCTTTCATTCTGTTTAACCAAGTCAGTTTGAGTGGCATCACCACAGAACATGATCTTGGTATCTTCACCAACCCTAGTAATAATACTATCAAGTTCGTGGAAGTTCAAGTTCTGATATTCATCAACAATAATAATCGCTTTATCAAGAGTTGTGCCACGAATGAATGAGGTGCTCCAGAAACTAATGGTGCCCTGAGTCTTCAAATTACCATAGAGCATTTCAAAGTCTGTCTCTGAAGGAAGAGAAAACATATACTTCACCATATTCTTATATGGAATCTGGTAAATGTCAGACTTGTCTTCATGATCTCCAGGAAGGAAACCAATCTCTCTGGTTGCTACAAGTGAGCGAACAATGTAAATTTTTTCATATGGTGATCTTTCATCAAGTACGTCTCTCAGTGCATTATAAAGAGTGATGAAAGTTTTACCCGTTCCCGCTGCACCATACGCAACTAGATTTTTATCATCGGCGTATGCGTCAAATAGTTTTTCTTGATTATCAGTAAGGGGATCAATATCCCTCATCAATTCTGTATTGATTGGTTTACGACGCTTCATCTGTTTAGCGGTTAAACCGACACCAATTGGTTGATCTCTTTTTCTTTTAGCAGGCATAGATTAAACAGGTTTGACGGTGGATCCTGGAGCTTTAGAGCATTTGTTGAGAACGTCGTTCCAACCTGGATGCGACTTTCTCAGTTTATCGTAGACTTCTCCAATCTCTCCGCAACCAGGTGCAGAGGTTGGATCACTCCAGTCTCTTTGCCAGTCAGGATTATCCTCTAACCACTTAGTCCATGCATGTACGCTAAGGATAACGTCTTTTTGTTCACCAGTTTCCTTATTAATAACAGGATATGTAGCCATAAAAATTAACTTACGATGTAATATTTATTCACCACTCTAGTGCTTCAGCAATAGAAGGGAACTGTTCTTTGAATACACGCTTAGCATCATTAGCAATATCCATGTGCTCTTTCTGTGTGCCATTAGCAGAACGCAAATCAATATAATGAATCCACGATCTAATAGAGCCTGTCAAGTAGAGTCTTGTGGGAACAGCGAGGGGAAGCACAAAACGAGAGCACTCCTTTGCAATTCCCTCACGAATAAGTTCATTGTAAAGATCCATACCTTCATTAAAGTATGCTTCAATGCGTTGCTTCAAGAACTTAGTCTTCTCAGGATCAATATCATCAATAGAGTTCTGACGATTCTTTTCATCCTGACGACGCAGTTCGGGTACAGGAATACCAGCATCTAACCAATTGACATCAGCATATCTTTGTGAGAATTCTTGATATGTGAAACTTCGGTGACGCAACACTTGAGCCGCTATTCCGCGACTGGTGTTTAGTTCTAGAGTCATGAACGCTTGTTCAAAAATACTCCAGTGCTGGTGTTTAATACAATACTTCAAGAGTCCTGAGAAAGACTCACTCTCCTGGTTTTTTGGATTGCTTACGCGAGCACAATAGGCAATGTGTTTCTCCGCGTCAGGAGTTACACTGATCAGTTTTACGTCGTTCACTTAGTTTCAGTTCTTTTCTATAAAGTTTAGCATACATTACATCCTCTTGGGAATACCACTCCGGATGTTTCTTTGCTCGTTTAATAATTTTCTTTGCCGCTTTTTTGAGAGATAACTCTTCCATGGACATTAATCGGGGTAACCATCGTCGTCGTCAAAAATCTCATCATAATCAGTTATAGTTGCACTACTTCCGCTGGAGTATTTAGTCACGTCGGAATATACCTCCGACTCTAGCACCTCCACTAAAGATTTAAGATTACGCACGATCAGTTTAAGTCGTTCTTGCTGTTCTGCTTCCATAAAAAAGGGGGGCATATGCCCCCATTCTATCAATCTGTCACTAGTAAGTCAATCACTTTGTGTAAGTGTGTCCGCGATAAGTAAACTTGCCGTGGACTTCCTTAGGTGCAGATGTGAACTTCTTAGTCACAATACCTCGATAGGCAGTGTGAGTAATCTGTGCATCATGCAGAGCAGACTGTTTTTCAATCTGCTTCTTAATGAGGTTGAGTGTGTTCATGGTAGTCTCCTGAAGTAAGGGATTTTTAGCCCCGTTCCTTCAGTCGTTTGCGTCCCCGGAGGGATGAACGATCCGTTCCGCGACTTACTTGCGTCCAGTTTCCTGGATGAACGTAGAGTCATTATAGACTCATAATTTTATATAGTCAAGTAGTTTTGTAACTTGTGATACAATTTATAGAAACATCCCTGTATCAGACATAAACTTAAGAGTTTCTTTTAAATTACCACGATGATTTAATCCAATAGCAACCTGAGGGTACTCTGCTTCACTTCCGAACTCAGCACGAAATTGTCTGTCGCTGAAATCAGCACCAAGTAAAAACTCTTTTACTTGCTGTCCACATGCCTCAAGAACCATTTTTGCTCTTTCAGATTCTTGACTTCCGTTACTATAAACAAGTGCTTCAATCATTTGGCCTTTCTCCAATTTTATCCCACATTTCTTGTACTAGATCTTTTGATGGGGGCGTTTCTATGTATGGAGAATTTTTTGAATACTCCTGCCATTTATCAATTGCTTCCTGTGTAGGCACATTAATTATTATCCTATCACCATTTTCAACAAACTCTTTATTCATATCAATATATGTTTGAGGAGTCAGACGAATTTTTTTGGGTTGGTGCATTTTTCGATATTGATTTGCACCCAAATTATCTAGAAAATCATTCATATCTTTTTAACCAACAGGGTTTGCAAAGAGGGGTTGTCAAAAGTTGAGGACACTTATTTGCTGGAACGATCTTGCCACATGAACTGCACTTTGTCTCCCACATTTTCATCAATCTCGCTGCCTCCAATCATCAGGTTTATCTCTTTGAAACCAATTTACAATTTCATCTGCACTATCAAATCCCGTTTTATGATTGGATGGGTCGGGATCGCCTAGTCCCATCCTATTCATAAAATCATCTATACTACCTTCTTCAATATCCTGTGCTGCCTGGCGTCTTGCTTTTTGCAACCAATCTCTTGCAAGAGTATGTGCTTTGGCAAGTTTCTCTGCCCAGATCATATCCTCTAAGGGAACCTCTTCTTTGTTCGCAATACATTTGCAAATGGACTCAAGTCTGAGTCTGTATTGGGTAGAGAGCATATTAGTTCGTTTTGAGTTTGTCTTTTAAATCAAGAACCTTATTAACCTCATCAACCGCTGCAGACATCCTAGCACCTAGGATATCCATGATATCTTCGTAGATTACTTTATTATCCACGTAGTCATCGAAGTATGTGTCGATTGCTTCCTTAAGATACCTCTTGCGATGCCACTCAGGTGAATATGGTTTATAAGACATGGTGAAAGTAGTTTTTCATAGTGCGACTATAACAAAATATCGTTGACAAGTCAACTATTATATTTATCGACTAGTTTATCAACCTTTGTTTTCTTGCCAGAAAGTTTTTCAATCGCACACATTGAGGACTTTTGGTACTTCTTTAGCTTTTTATATTCTTTGAGAAGTCGATCAATATCCTCTTTAGGCATCTCGACTTCTACATCAAATCCTTTACTCATTTTTTCTTTTCTTTTTTTGGTTTCACACCCCAGAGTTTTGGGTTCACAGTACCAAATCCAAAATCAATTTTTTGAACTGCACCTTTACCATACTTGTCATAGTACATATCAAACAACTCTACAGTTTTTCTGCATCGAGTAAGATCAATGTACTCTACACCATCTACAATATACCAAACAAGTCTGGCATCATTTGGAAGAGACTTGTCGTTTGCTGCTTCAAGAGTAGTTTTCTCTTGCAGAATTTGGCAACTATAATCGGAAGGATTTATATTATTAGTCTCCGATCCAAAATTCGCCATTTCTTCGGTTTCCTTTTGTTCTACAGCAGTTGTCATGAACGACCTCCCCAATCGATGTCTGGATATGCCTCTTCGACATGTGCCTTTGTTAACTTATATTTAGTTTGTAACAACTTATCTTTTACAAGACAGAGAATTTCCGCTTCTTTTGGATGAAGTCCACGGAGGAGATTGATAAACATCATCTCTCTACGAGTCTTAGTAAGAGAATCGTTTCCGCCCTTTACAAAATTGTAGAGAACTCTCCACTCCTTGCGAAGAGATGTTTTGTTTCTACCATCAAGATCTTGTCCAGTTGCAGACAGGCCACCTTTTGTTTCGTTTGCAATGTTTTGTGATAGAGATCCATCAAATACACTTTGCTCATTTGGATCACCGTAAGGGACCTCTCCTTCAGGAACAACTGAAATAACACTTTCGTCAAAGTTCCAAATAAGGACTGCTTTGACAGAGTTGTCCTCATATTTTTTGAGGACTTCTACTTTCTTAGCACTCGATCTTTGAGCAGAAGCAAGTTCTAGAATTTCAAAGACAAAAGGATTAACAGGAAGTTCAACTGGTTTTGTAGGTGATCTCTTCGTAGGTGCTTTTGCCTTTGGTTTAGTTGCTCTAGGTTTTCTAGTTGTTGTCGTCTTCTTCGTCGGGTTCGTCATAGCTATTTTCAAATCGTACTGCTAAAATTTCATCTGGTAAAATATTTCCGTTTTCATCAAACATCTCTGGATGTGTGTAAACGGGTTGGGTTTGGTATACATGATCTTTCGCTAACCATCCTACCACACCTCCTACAAAAAAGAACATAATAGAGACTAATGTTCCTATCGTCAAAGTTACTGCTAACATCTTCTGTCCTCCAGAGACTATTTCTTTCTAATATCCAGATAGAAGTTTAAATGAAATACAATCTCTCGACGAAAAAGAGAGACCATTTTACCAAACTTTACCTGAAAAGTTTTGGGCGATTCTGGTTTTCTCCTCCTGTTGCGTAACAGCAACTCAACCCCACGATTTATGTGGGAATCGTGATTATTTAGTTTTCTTTTTCCTTCGTCCAGGTCTCCTGTCATGACTATACCTCCACGCATCTTCTAAGATGCCATACAAATAATTTTTAATTTTTCTTGCTTGAGGCTTGGGAATATGACCATAACCTTCCCGAAGTTGTTTATGCTCTGAGTCAGCACCACCTTTTAAATACTCATCAAGTTCTAATGTAAGATCGCTGAGTTCTGCTGCTGTAGTGCTCTCAATAAATGCATCAACTTCATGTTTTTTGGTTTTTGTATCTTTTAAGTAATCGTAGAATTTTAAATTCATCTGTCCCCCAAAGGCATTATCAATGGCATGTTCAATAAGATCATAGATGTCGATGAGGTTTTGTTCCATTAGACCAGTTTTTGTTCCCTTAGATACTTGACAGTTTCCATACATCCACCGATGAGTTTATCACCTTTGACAACTCTTGGAAAGGTTGTTCCCCTTCCAAATTTATCGTAGAATTCTTCGCGTGTAAAGTCTCTGTCAAGTTTATATATCACATGCTTGATTTCAGCAAGTATTAATACCTGCTGAACTTTATCGCAATATGGGCATCCGTCTCTAGAATAAACTGTAAATGTCATTGTTGTACTTCTTTCCAATCGTTTTCAAAAATTTCCATACCTTTATCGGTGAGGATATGATCATACATCTGATCAAACACCTTAGGTGGCATTGTTACTACTTGAGCACCATTGTACCAAGATCTAACTGCACGTTGCACACTACGAATAGATGCAGATAGAACTTGAGTCCTGATACCATGAATTTGGTAAAGTCCAGTAATAGAACGAACAACCTCTAGGCCTGCCACTGACTGGTCGTCTAACCGTCCTACAAAGGGAGAAACGTATGTTGCCCCTGCCTTTGCTGCTAGGACCGCCTGAGAGGCGCAGAAGATGAGTGTGACGTTAACCTTGATTCCTTGTTCAGAGAGTCGCTTACAAACAATTAGACCCTCGCGTGTACAAGGAACTTTGATTGTAGCAACATCACCAAATTTTTCGTACAAACGAATACCTTCATCATACATTTCAAGGTCAGATCCCATGACCTCCATGCTGATATCTTGTACCCCAATGTCCTTAATTTTTTGATAGACATCTTCTGGGTTTTTGCCACTCTTCATAATGAGGGTGGGATTAGTTGTGACACCATCAACCAATCCCGTTGAGAAATATTTTTCGATTACATCGGTGTCTGCCGTATCGAGGAAGATTTTCATTAAAAGCAAAATGCTGTGTCAATTATATATCATTATCTTCCTTATTGTAAAGACTTTCAAGTCTTTCTTTTGTCAAATCAACATACATGACTTTATCACCAGGGGCAGGTGCCTCTGGATGACGTGGTTTTGGTGGTTCATTCATCATCTTATTGATGTTTTGAATGTTCGCCCACATCAAAGCAAAGGCAGCACCTGCAATAACAGCGAAGCATGAAATGTAAACAAAGACAAGCCAACTGCTCAAAGTGCGTTACCTCTAGGAAGAACTTCCTCGGGGAACACAAACGATTCATGAGGTTGATCGACTGGTGCTAACCAAGCACGTAGACCTTCATTCAAGAGAATATTCTTGGTATAGAAAGTCTCAAACTCTGGATCCTCTGCCGCACGAATCTCCTGAGATACAAAGTCGTAAGCACGAAGATTAAGA